CGATGCAGGTATGAGCCGAAGGGAAGCCAAGGCCGCCCTGACGGATGGATTTGATCCAGATGCACTGCGTGATGCAGCGCAGACGGATCAACAGCGTGACGCTGAAATGGCCGAGATCATCAAAAAATTAATCAGCGCTTTTCAGCGTTGAGAAACATTAGGAGTAATAAATGCCACAAACAGAAATGGAACTGATGCAGGAATTGGCCAAGACCTTTACTGCATTCCGCGAAGCAAGTGACAAAGAAATCGCTGACATGAAAAAAGGTCAAGCCGATATTCTGAACACAATCAAGGCCAATAACCTTAACCAACGTCTTGATCAGATCCAAGATCAGATCAACAACTTTGCTAAAGTACAAAATAGACAGGGCCTTGGCACTGATGGATCTGCTGTCACTGAAGAGCAACGTGCGTATAAAAACGCTTTGCTGGCTTATGTCCGCCGCGGTCCAGCGGTATCGTCTGAAATTCAAGCCGCATTGTCGGTTGGATCTGATGCAGACGGTGGTTTTTTGGTGCATCCAGACCTTTCTGGCCGCATTGTTAAACTGGTTTTTGAAACTTCGCCCGTGCGCCAAGTGGCAAACGTTGTCACGATTGGCACTGATGCGCTTGAAGGCATTAACGACCTTGATGAAGCTGGCGCAGGATGGACTGGTGAAACTGACGCGCGGAACGAGACAACTTCGCCAAAAATCGGTGAGTACCGTATTCCAGCGCATGAACTTTATGCAGAGCCGCGCGCAACGCAGAAAATGCTGGACGATGCGTCTTTGGATATCGAGGCATGGCTTGCTGGCAAAGTTGCTGACAAGCTTTCGCGTCTTGAAAATGCGTCTTTCGTTGCTGGTGATGGCGTCAAGAAACCACGCGGTTTCTTGACCTATGCCGCTGGCACACCAAGCGCAAGCGCATTTAACGTCATCGAACAAGTTGTTTCCGGTGCGAACGGCGCGTTTGCGGGCACCAACCCTGGTGATGCTTTGATCAACCTGGTTTATGCACTGAAAAGTGCGTATCGCCAGAACGCCGTATTCATGTTGCGTCGTGCCACGCTTGCGGCCGTGCGTAGATTGAAAGACGGTCAGGGCAATTACCTGTGGCAACCTGATTTCCAGCAACGCCAAGGCGGCACTCTTTTGGGCTTTAACGTCGTTGAAGCTGAAGATATGCCTGCACTGGCTGCTAACAGCTTGTCGATCGCTTTTGGTGATTTCAATGCTGGCTATCAGATTGTTGACCGCGCAGGCATCCGCATTCTGCGTGATGCTTACACCGCAAAGCCATACGTCAAGTTTTATACAACGAAGCGTACAGGTGGCGATGTCGTCAACTTTGAAGCTATCAAGCTGATGAAGTTTAGCACCTAATAGACCGTAGTCACTGGCGGCTGGTAGCAATACCGGCCGCCTTTTCTTTTGAAAGGAATTTGAGAATGTCTACACGTGATTTGCATACTAACATTAAAACCGTCCTGATGATGGTTCCCATTGTTGTCAATAACGACACCGAAGGCACGCCTTCAACAGGTCTTGATTGCCGCGAAGGCGATGCCAATGAGATTATTCTTGCGGTTGGAGATTCAGGCGATACGCTTTCTGGATCTCTTAAGCATGATGTCATCGCTGAAGACAGCAACGATAATAGCACATTTACCGCTATTACCGATGCTAACGCGTTGCTGCTGACCGGTAACAAAGTCGCCAGCACTCTGGGATCAAACGGGATTATTTATACGATTGATGATCCTGCTGAAGACCAGATTGTTGTTCGTTGCGGGTATCTGGGATCAAAGCGCTATTTCCGCCTGCGCGTTGACACCACTGGCACGCATACCAACGGCACACCGATGTCCATGGTTGGCATCCAGAGCCGTCTGCATAACGCCCCAGTTAAAGACGCTTAATGAAATGGCGGGGCTTTTAAGGCCCCGCCTCTTTTTAAAAGGATAAAACGATGAGCAAAACAAAATTGATTTTCAACGAAGACTGGAAAGTCGCAGTAGCAGGCATTCATGTCGTTGATTGCAAAAAGGGCGAAGAAGTTGAATTGCCCCGACTTGAGGCTGATCTGGCGATTGAGCTGGGCCTTGCTGAAGAAGTAGGCGGATTGCCAGTCACCAAGAAAAAAGCTGTGACTGTACCAGCACCAAAACGCGAAAAGAAAGACAAGACCGTCGCCAAGGAAGCTGGCGTTGATGCAGAACCTGCAAAGGCTGCACAAGACAAAGTTGAACAGGCGGCCTAATGTCGCTTAAACTTATTGCGCCACCGCAGAATGAGCCTTTGACCTTGGATGAGGTCAAGGCCCATCTGCGCGTGACAAGTGATGATGAAGATGATCTGATCCGTGGTCTGATGACAGCCGCGCGGCTGCATGTCGAAGGCAAAGACGGTATTCTTGGCTGCGCACTTGTCACGCAAACATGGGATTATTTCATGGACAGTTTTGGCTGTCATGATGAAGATGAAATTGAAATTCCGCTGGGGCCTTTGCAATCTGTTTCAGCGATTACATATATCGATACTAATGGAACAGAACAGACACTAGCGCAAAATCAATACGAAGTATTTTCAAGTAATATGCCAGGCGTTATTGCGCCCGCCTACGGAAAAATATGGCCAGATACACGGGATAAAAAGAATGCCGTAAAAATAAGATTTGTCTGTGGGTTTGGCGCGGCAAAAGATGTACCGCAACCGATCAAACAAAGCTTACTTTTGACAATTGGTCATTTCTATCAAAATAGAGAAGCATTTGTTTCTGGCGGAATGAGTGATTTACCCATGGGGGTTTATCATCTTTTGATGCCTTATCGCCGTGTGGGGTTCTGATGAACGCCGGTGATATGGATCAGAAAATAAAGATCCAAAAAAAGAGTATAACGCGTGCCGATACTGGCGAGGCTATTGAAACATGGTCAGATTTTGCCAGTGTGTGGGCACGCGTCAAAGATTTCAGCGGGCGTGAGTTTTTTGCAGCGCAGGCGGAGCAGTCAGAAATTACGACCAGTTTTCTGATTTATCACATAGATGGGCTGACCTACGACATGCGCGTATCCTATAACGGAGATTATTACGATATTGAACAAATCATCCGTATGACCAGGCGTGAGGGAATTGAGATCATGGCGAGCCGCAGGGGGGCTGGATGAGCAAGCCGCCTGTACGTATAGAAATTGAGGGACTTAGAGAGCTTGATGTAAAACTGCGAGAATTGGAAAAAGAACTATCCGGCGATATTGTCAGGAAAAGCTTTCGCGAAGGCGCAAAAATTATAAAAGATCGTGCCCAAGATCTTGTGCCCAGAAGTCCAACGGGCGAACGGTCTGAAAAAACTGAACCTGGAAATAAAAGACCACTTTGGAAATCACTTCGGATCAGCCTTCCTGGTAAAAGATTTCTCGGCAAAAAAGCTTCCAATATTTACAGGGTCGTTGCAAAACACAGGCTGGCATGGCTGGCGGAATACGGATCTGCACCACGAAAACGCAAAAGCGGTGGATCAACTGGGTCGATGCCTGCATCTTCTTTTATGCGCCGCGCGGTTGATGAGACGGGAGACGCTGCGGTACGTGCCATTGTTGATATGGCAAAAAAACTGATTGAAAAAGCGGCGATAAAGATAGGCAAGGGTAAATAGTGTCACTTGAAAGCGAAATTTACAGCCGGTTGTCATCGACAGGGGCGCTGACTGCGATTGTTTCGAACAGGATTTATCCATCGGTCATCCCACAAAACGCTCTGTATCCTGCTGTGGCTTATCAGCGCATTTCCAGCCAACGTGAAAGCGTCATGGGAACGGATACAGGTGACTTGATGGCGCGAGTGCAGTTTTCACTGCATGGCGCCAGCTTTACGGGGCATATCGTTCCTGGCGTTGCGGCGTTGCGGGCGGCCTTGCAAAGGTATAGCGGCGGAAATATTCAGGATTGCTACATTGACGGTGAAATTCACGACTACGACGACGAATTAGGTCTGCACCGCGCCGTTGTCGATTTTCTTATCTGGTACAAGGAATAAAAATGGCAACAAGTATCATTCGTAATCAAAAAATATTGTTTGGCGGCTATGATCTGACCGGCCAGACAAACAGTCTTGCCCTTGAATACGGCTGCGACACGCTGGAACGTACGGTTTTAAATGACGATACGCATAATTTTACATCCGGCTTGTTCAATATCACGGCTGGTGCCAGCGGTTTTTTTGACCCTGCTACAGATAAAATATTGTTTGATGGCACCGGTGTTGACGGACGGCTTTTGACTTATGCGCAAAGTTTGACGACTGGGTCGGTCGCGCATTTCTTTCAAAGCATGGTTTCAAATTTTGAAAGCGGCGGTTCTGTCGGCGAATTGATGACTTATAATTTAAGCGCGGGCGCTCAAGGAAAGCTGCTACGCGGCGTTGTCGGCGGCAATGTTGTCGATGCGGCCAGTAATGGCAACGGGACAGCCATAAACCTTGGCGGAGTAGCGGCTGGAAAGAAAGTTTATGCCGGTGTGCATGTAACCAAGGCGGGAGGAACAACGCCCGCCTTGACGCTGACTTTAAAGAGTGATGCTACGAACGCATTTTCAGGTGCGGAAACAACGCGGATCACATTCAGCGGCGTCAATGCCGTTGGTAGCGATTTAAAAGAATTACCAGGCGCCATCACAGACGGATGGTGGCGCTTTAACTGGGCGATTACCGGCACATCGCCGCAGTTTTCGTTCGTTCCCGTCATCGCCATCTTATAATCAGGAGAAATACATGGGCACAAAAGTCCTTAAGAATGCCAAGGTCGTACTTGCGAGCAGCAACAACATTTCCGCGCAGGTAAAGCAGGTTACGCTTAATTATTCGGCTGATACACTTGAAAGCACGGCTATGGGCAATGACACGCATCTTTTTGCCGCTGGCCTTAAAAACTGGGATATTAGCGTTGAATTTAACCAAGATTACGCGGCAAGCGCGATCGATAGTATTTTGTTTGGTTTGGTCGGCACAGAGGTTCTGGTCGAAGTCTGGCCGGAAAACGCAGCGACCAGTACATCGAACCCGAAGTATAGCGGCCAAGGTGTTATCGTTTCTTATCCGCCTTTGAACAATGCAGTGGGCGAACTGGCAAGCGGAACGCTGGCTATTCAGGCCGCTGGCACGCTTTCGCGGGCGACATCCTAATGGGGGGGGCTGTTTTAAACCGTGCCGACATCCTTGCCGTCAAGGACGCCAGGGTCAAACGGTTTCCAGTTGCAGAATGGAACGGCGACATCTTTTTGCGCAGTCTGACAGCGGCCGAACGCGAGAAATGGGAAAGTGTTTTCGAGGCGCGACGCGAAAAAACCACGGCCAGTGTCATGGCGCTCTTGGCGGCCTATGCCATTTGTGATGAAAATGGCAACAGTCTGTTTACCGAGGAAGATGTTTCCGCCCTTGCAAAAAAAGATGGTGCGGTCATGCTCCGCATTGCCGAAGCTGCAATGGCAATGAATGCTGTCACTGAAAAAGATATCGCGGATATCGCAAAAAACTAAAAAACCGTCCGCTGCGGCGTTTCATGATCGATCTTGCCCTAAAGCTGGGTAAAACGATTGCTGAAATTGAGCGGATGGAATCACGTGAACTGTCTGAATGGATCGCTTATTTCCAGCTATTGACAGATGAGCAAACAAAATCAGCTATGGATCACAAAGCCGCGCAGTTACAAAGCAAAGCAAAATCAGCTTTAAAGGCATAAAATGGCAACAGTCGCATCTATTGCGGTTAATTTCAGGAGTGATTTGGGGGTCATCGCTAATGATCTGACGAACGTCCGCAAGACATTCAGTAAGAATATCAGCCAGATCAAATCACTTGCCGCAGGGGCTTTTGCCACATTTGTTTCTGTGAGCGCGATCAAGGAAACGATCAGCATGACGGCGGCGCTGAACGATATGGCGCAAAAGACGGGCTTTGCTGCAGAAGGCATACAAAAACTGCGGATAGCGGCAGGACAAAATACGGTGAATGCAGAAACACTGGATGGGGCACTGACAAAATTTAATACAACACTTGGTCAAGCCCGCGATGGATCGGCACAAGCCGCCAAAGCGTTGGCAAAATTCGGCATCACGCAAAAAGATATTGCAACGCTTTCGAACGAAGAAATTCTGAATAAAGTCGCCGATGGCATGGCACGCATAGAGGATAGCGGACTACGTGCCAGCCGCGCCGCCGTGCTTTTTGGTAAAGACGCTGGCCCCGGAATGGCCGTATTTTTGGCGCAGGGTTCTGGGTCACTGTCTGAATTCAACGCTCGGCTGCAAGACGCCGGTGCAATCATGGACAATGATTTGGTTGCCCGCGTTGGCGGCTTTGCCGATAAGATGGGTACGCTTGGCAGTACAGTGCAAATGGCATTTGGCAACGGATTATTCTCGACGCTTGCCAGTGAAATTGATCTGACAGATGACACGCTCATATCCGCTGCGAAAAGCGCAAATTCTTTTGGCAAGTTTATTGGCAGTCTTGGTGCGCAGATACTTGAGCTTGGCAAATTTATCTTTGATGGTGCGATAAAACCGATCTGGGATATTATTGGTGGGTTTGACCATTTAAAATTAATATCTGAAAGCGTCATTACTTTTATAAAGCTGTCTTTTCAGTCTTTAAAGGTTACAATTGATACTTTTTTGCTTGGCATAGCCAAGGGGTTAGACCTTCTAGACTCTGGTATTACTAATGCAAAAAAGAAACTTGGTTTTGATGCAGAGCGTAGCAGCTTTACAAAAGATTTTTTTGATGCGCAGAAGCTTTCTTTAGAAGATTCCGTAGCAGAACAAAAGAAACTTTTTTACGAATTAGGAAAAAACGTTTTAAACCAATCTGATTTTTTTTATTCACCTGACCGTGATGCCTTTATGAAGAGCCTTGAAAAGAGTAGCAGCATGGTCAAGGATACTACAGACAAGCTGAGTATTTTTGGCAAAGCAGGCGAAGATGCTGGCGATAAAGCCGCGCGCGGTCTTATCAAGACCAAAAACGCGGCTGATAATCTTAAAAAGTCAACGGAGAGCGCTAAAGAGTCGCAAAATTCGCTGTTCTCAAGCTTGATTGGTAATATTGGTGATACAAATTTTTCATTCAAAAGCCTTGGCGAAACGATTTTAAACAGCCTGACAAGCCGCGTCCAAAACCAAGGATTTGGTGGTTTTGGATCCTTTTTTAATGATATCGGCGGCATTTTTTCAGACATCTTCGGAGGCTTTCGCGCCGATGGTGGTGGTGTTGCCGCTGGCAAGGCCTATGTCGTAGGCGAGCGCGGGCCGGAATTGTTTATGCCGGGGCAGTCTGGATCTATTGTGCCGAATGGCGCGGTGATGTCTGGCGGCGGTGGAGCGTCGGTAAACGTTAATATCATTAATCAGGCAGGCGTTGACGTGCAGGCGCGGCCTTCTTCGAACGGACGTGATATCGAGATTATGATCCGCAACAGCATGCGCAGCATGATTGCCGGTGGCGGTGT